TGGCCTGCATATCTTGCACGACCTGTAGCATAGACATGGCACACTGGTCAAGTCGGTCTTTGTTGGCCTGATGTTGCTGTTGCATACACCAATTATACGATAAAATGGATTAACAGTCAAGCCCATAAATACTGCATTGAGGATTAAAAGATGCCACGGTTGAGCCTTTGGAAAGACGGAACCCACAGTAACGATTATAAATTTTTCGATAGACGCATTTCGGAAATGTTCACTGTTGGCGGTACTGGTATTCTTATCCACAAATACTTAGGTGTAGAGGGCGAAACACTTGCAGACAGTTCACCAACCAAACCGGCATATGACGCTGTCAGTGAACTAAACATACAGGATCTGTTGTTTTTAGAAAATCGTGATCGCAAGTACGACACCAGTGTGTATGTGGGCCGTGGTATCTATCAAGTACAGGACAACAGTTTTGACCTGAGTCAATTTGGCCTGTTTATTCAAACTGGTACCTTGTTCATGGTGTTCCATATCAACGACATGGTACAGTTGATTGGTCGTAAATTGATCAATGGTGATGTACTAGAACTGCAACACCTAATGGACTACAACAGTCTTGACGAAAGTGTGCCGGTTGCCTTAAAACGTTTCTTTGTGGTCAGCGATGCACAGTTTGCATCAGAAGGTTTTAGTCCCACGTGGTGGCCGCACCTATGGCGTGTCAAACTGAATCCAATGACTGCCAGCCAAGAATACAAAGATATTCTTGCCGGTATCAGCAGTGATCCCTTGGATCCCAATGCCGCACCCATTGGTGATTATCTAAGCACCTTAAACAAATACCTAAACATCAACGATGCTGTGATCACACAGGCCGAACTTGATGTTCCCAAATCTGGTTATGATACCAGTGTGCTGTATACCAAGGCCGTCATGCCCGATGGTAGACCAGCAGATCCACCCGGCACTAGCACTGTTGATGGCAGCAACATAACTGCCGACAATGTCAACAACACTTCAGATCAACAGGCCATTACCAGTACTGCCAAAGTCAGCGGCTATATGTCCGGCGATGGCACTGCACCTAATGGTGCCACTGTGGGTAATGGTATTGTGTTTCCAACCACAGCCAGTGTAGGCGATTATTTCCTACGCCTAGACTACTTGCCAAATCGTTTGTTTAGATACGACGGCACACGTTGGAACAAGGTCGAAGATGTTGCTCGCACCGGTTTGACTCCAGGCGCTGGCAATCAAACACAATTAGGCTCGTTTATCAACAATGACAAAACCTGGACTGATGCCAGCGGCAAGACACGAACAGAACGCACTAGCCTGAGCAAGGCATTAAAACCCAAGGCAGATAATTAATGGCACAAGAATTTTTTTATGACGGTCAAATAAGACGTTTCATAACACAGTTTATGAGAATGGTCAGTAATCTACAGGTTGAGTTTGGAAAAACCAATCAAGGGGCTCAGGCACTACAGCGTGTACCTGTGTACTATGGAGATAGCTCAAGACAAGTGGCCAGTATTCTCAAAAACAACAGTGAAAATATGTTGAGTGCTGTTCCTGCCATGGCAGTTTATGTCAGCGCATTGCAGTACGATCGTGAACGTGTACAAGATCCGTTTTTTATCAGCAAAGTACGCATCAGAGAACGCCAGTATGATCCTGTGACCGGTGCATATCTGCACGAACAAGGTGACCTGGTCACTGTGGATCGTCCCATGCCTGTGCCGTATAGACTAACACTAAAATTAGATGCATGGACCAGCAACACCGAACAAAAACTGCAACTGTTGGAACAATTAATGGTACTGTTTAACCCTGCATTGGAAATACAGAGCTCGGACAACTATGTGGATTGGGCCAGCTTGACTGCGGTATTTTTGACTGATGTTAACTGGAGTAGTCGAACTGTTCCTGTAGGCACCGAAGAACCCATTGACATTGCTACCCTGACATTTGAAATTCCAATCTGGATAAGTGCGCCGGTGGCAGTCAAACAATTTGGCGTTATCAAGAAGATCATTGCCAGTGTCTACAACAGCGAAGGTAATCTAAATTTAGACATATTGGACGATGGAAACTTGGTCAGTCGCCAATACTTTACTCCATTGAATTATGGCATATTGTATGTGGGCAACGAACTTACATTGTTGAAGCCTGCAGATGTTGATAATCGACGTGGTGGTAAACTTGGTACCGACGACTCTTGGCCTGCTTTGATTGATGTTTATGGCGGAAACTTTAAAAACGGTATCAGTCAAATTAGACTGACCACGCCAGCAGGATTTGAAGTTGTTGGCACTGCGGCACTACACCCCACAGACAAAACTAAATTATTGTACACCCCATTCACTGACACCTTGCCGGCCAATACCCTGGATCCTGTTAATGCCATTATTGATCCCGAATCAGTGGCCGTGGATGCGGATCTACTGACACCCGTAGAAGGCACACGTTATCTGATCTTGAACGACATCGGCAACTACAACAATACAGCACCTGCGGCAGTATGGCCCAGTGCTGGCGGTGACAATTTTGTTGCCCGTGCCAACGACATCATTAAATACATCAACAGCGGGTGGACTGTGGAATTTGACAGTCTGGCCAATGCCAATTCAATTCAATATGTGACAAACTTGAACACACACGTTCAGTATCGCTGGCACGACAGTGAGTGGACCAAGAGTGTCGAGGGAGTTTATCGAGAGGGGCTATGGAGCCTAGTTCTATAAAAAACTTAGAAGGGTGTGGAGCCCTGGTCTACTGCACTGGTACCCGAAGATACTTGTTTCTGCTACGCAACGGCGCCAAACACTCGGGTTCTTGGGGACTGGTCGGCGGCAAAATTGAGTCAGGCGAAACTGTGGCCGAAGCTCTCATACGCGAGATCAGAGAAGAAATGGGCGGAACCATTGTTGATCTCAAACTTATTCCTATAGAAAAGTTTACGGCAGACAATCAAATTTTTGTTTATCACACATTCTTGATCACAGTAGATGAAGAATTTGCACCTGTGTTAAATGAAGAACATCGTGGCTACTGTTGGGTGCCACTAGAAGATCATCCCAAACCATTACACCCTGGAGTTTGGCGCACGTTTAATTTTCGAAGTGTAATAAAGAAATTAAAAACTGTTGAACAGTTTAAAGATCAGCTTCAATCACAAAATCTCTAAAACTAATGGTGCGTAGGTTGGTTTGGTATTTCCAGGATTCGGGCAGTCTAAATCCGCGAGTGGGCATTACTCTAACAAAGTCGACTGTAGAGTAAGTATTCATGACCAGTAGCATGGTCTGTTCCCAGAATTCTTCAGGAATATGTGTATCGGCTGTATAATATCCCACGGTATTGGCATAGACATTATAATGTCCATTGGTTGAATCATTGCCATCAAATCCCATCAAATATACCTTTTGATGCCCATCAAAGCAGGCCATGTAGGCAGCAAGAGCACCCGAATTCCAATGTGGATCTTGGGGTATCAGATAAAATTTTTGTGGGTGTTGAACAATACCTTCACCATTGGCGTAGACAATATGATCTTCGCAGTATCCGGATTGGGCAATCTCTTGAACAATTTCTTCGCCCACAGCAATTACAAAGTCTGATTCATAGTCTCTGTAGGATGCATTGCATCCATAAGTCTGTAATCTGTTGGCTCCCAAGAGTCCTGCTCGGTGTGTTTTTACGTGTCTTAAATCAAATTCCGATCTACTAGATCCGTTACCAATGATCAAGGCTTGGTTTGATATTTGTAAGTTTGTAACTTGATTGCGTACAAACTCATTGGTAGCGTTCCACCGGTTGTTTTGATATACCAACTGTGTGGTAACTTCTTCTCCGGTGTAATTTGCTCTAAATAACGGGTTAATTAACTGCATTAAAATCTCCTGCGACCAATTCTATGTACTGTATTTATTGATTTACACCATTAAGTGGTTTACTTAAATCGATTTAAACAGATTTAGATTCTGTTGATTTCCAAAATGCCCCATTTTCTTCCCACATATACGACTGAGTATCGTCGTTGGGGTATGGTATAGGTGGTACCCAATTATTAGAAACAACATTATATATCCAGCTGTTATACGGTTGTGGGAGAACAAATATATCAAGATCTGACCTATATATTCCACCTACATAAGCATACATCCTTCTAAATTCTCCAGTTGAACTGGTCTGTTTCCATGTGGTTTGATTGCCAAACAAAGACTGTAAGAATTCTATTCCTATCTGTTCTGAATCAGGATATGTTGCTTCGCCAATGACATTGTCATCAACAGCAACAATCTGCATTACTATGTTATTAAAATCCAACTGTGCAAAATAAGCCATATTTTTAACCTTTTTCTTCCATTTGTTTAATGGGCAACAAGCATCGTCTATCCGTGCTTTGAGAAACATAAAACATCCACACTCTCGACACCTACCGGTGATGTTTTCGTATGATGGACATTCTTTACAAACTGCAATTCTTTCATCGTACAATTTTACCATGTGATAGAACCAACGCCGCGCCATACATAAGTTTTTGTACCACCTGTATTTGAATAACTTGGAGATCCTGTGGTAGACGTAGCATCTGGATAAGAAGAAGAATAACTAACAACAACTGCCCCAGTAGCACCAGCGCCGCCATTGCCTCCAGAACACCCACTGCCGGTTCCGCCACCGCAACATTTACCGCCTTGTCCGCCGCCGCCGCCGGCTCCGTATCCACTGCCGTCGCCGCCTGCTACTGAACAGCCACCAGAGCCGGCAGTGCCGCCTCCACCGTTGTATGGCGAAGCACCTCCGGCACCTCCAGGATTGGGGGTGTCAGATCGACAAGCGCCACCGTTTGTTCCTGTTCCTGACCCGCCAGCGTTTCCATTGGGTGACCCAGCACTACCTGCACTGCCGCCTGGATTGGGGTTAGTAGCACCACCTCCAGCACCACCACCTCCAGCAGTTTGCCCAAATCCGGTGGTAGCAGATCCGGCGCTGCCGGCACCACCGTTGGCGTCGCAACCAGTGCCAGGGCTGGTGCTTCCACCGCCTCCCCCACCAACACTGAACGAGTAACTGGTTCCATTTACTGTGACAGATTGAGTGCTGGCAACATACCCTCCGCTGCCGCCGCCGCCGCCACCTGATCCAGCCCAGCCGCCGGTCGCTCCAGAACCACCACCACCACCGCCACCCAATAGATAGTAGTTGACTGTGAAGTTATTGTAAGGAGTTGTTATGCTGTTGGAAGCAGAAGATGCAGATCCGTTGCCCAAAGCGTTGGTAGCATAAACAGTAAATGTATAAGCGGTTGCTTGCGATAATCCTGTAATGGTAATAGTGCCGGATCCAGATTGGCTAACAGTACCGGTTGCTCCTCCGGGACTTGCAACTGCTGTATAGCTAGTGATTGCTGTACCTCCATTGCTTGCAGGTGCAGTAAATGTAACTGTGGCTGTGTTGTATGCTGTTGCAGTAGCAGTACCAATGGTGGGTGCACCTGGGACGGCCCAAGTTGTGACTGCGGCACTAGAGCCGCTGGCAGCGCCTGTGCCCACAGAGTTGGTTGCTGTTACTGTGTAGGTATATGCTGTGTTGTTGGTGCCGCCAGTGGCTGAGATTGGTGATGACGCTCCAGAAAATGTACTACCACCTGGGCTACGTGTAACTGTATAACTGGTAATTGATGAACCAACACCTCCAACGTTTGCTGGTGCAGTAAAGGCCACAGATTGGGTTCCAGCACCTGTGTTGGTGGCACTGACACTGGTAGGTGCTCCAGGCACTGTCCACATGGTGATTCCGTTTGACGCTGAAGAGCTTGCGCTGTTGCCTGCGGTATTGGTGGCATATACTGTGAATGAATATGCAGTTCCTGAAGTAAGACCATTGACAGTGATGGTGCCCGAACCTGATTGTGCCACAGTGCCAGTGATGCCGCCCACATTGGACACTGCGGTGTAACTGGTGATGCCCTGAGTGCTGGTGCCGGCTCCGGTATCTGTTGGTGCGGTATAAGTTACTGTTGCTGTTGTGCCGCTTGTGGTGGTAGCAGTACCAATAGTAGGTGCACCAGGCACATTAAAATAAACAACAATTTCCCATTTAGAACTGGTAACAGAGTATGTTTCAATTGCGTTTAATGTTGTATTAAAACGAATGTATCCATTTGATGGAGAATTTGGTCTTTGTGCTGTGTTACCACTTGGTAATGCAAAATAGCCGGTTGATATGTTTGACTGATCGCTGACCGCAGCCGGAGTTGATGCACCGCCACCTGAACTGTAACTGGTTCCATTGGCCCAGAATATGCCGTTTGTAGTTATAACATTTGCAAATGTAGCACTAGTTCCTGCTGTGTTGGCAGCGATATTTCCGCCCACATTTAAATTGCCAGCAATGCCTGCACCACC